TCACCAGCAGGTTGCGGAAAGAAAGCGGCAGGTCGGCGAAGGCAGGGTCCGCGCTCGATCCTTGCGAGGTGAGGACTTGGCCACTAGAGCCCAGCGCCGGACCGTCCTTCAGGTTGCCGCTGGCATCTGACCACAGCGCGAGTTTCCGGGCCGTCGAGGACGCGGGCTTGCCCGCGGCGACGAGCGTATCCCGGGCGGACTGCGCGTCCGCGGCGCCCAAGAGGCCGTTCATGAAGGACGAGACCGGCGTCAGGTCGCCCGAGGTCCCGACGGCCGTGGTGGGGTTGCCGTTGGCGTCGAACGCGAAGAACTTGCTGGCCCGGTCCACGCTGCTCGGAAGCTCGGTCACCACGCTCGACGGGTCGGTGACCGGGATCGTGAGCGCACGGCCGATCCGTTCCGAGAGCTCCTGGTCGCGCATCGCGGCGCGGTCCAGGGCCTGCTCGTGGGTCTCCGCAGGGAACGGATCGTTCGGGGTGTAGTCGACGAGCTGGGTCTGCGCGGTCACGCGCCGGATCACCCACTGCACGCTCGCAGCGGGGGCGGAGACCGCAGTCACGGTCCCCGTCGTCCCCGCGCCCCCCGCCACGGTGTAATCGGTGGTGATCGCCTTCACCGTCTCCGCGCCGGTGGCGATGACGCGCTCGACCACCTCGATCTCGGTCTCGTCGAAGAATGGGAAGGGAACGGGGAAGGACGTGGTGCTCCCGTCGCCCGTGTAGGTCACGCGGGACGTGGTCGTGGAAACGGTCATGGATCACCTCGGTCGAAGGCCCCGCGGCAAACACGGGATGGAAAGAGGGCCGGCACGAAGCGCGGGACGGGATCGTTGCGGAGCCGCGGTCGTTCCGAGCCGAAACGTGGCCCGGCGAGCCCGCCGGCCTAACGGCTCTAACGGTCGTGAGCCCGGGCGGCCCGTTCGCTCAGACCCAGTAGCGGGGCTGTGCCGCCCCGGACCCGGCGAGAACGACGGGCGCCGACGTTCCGCCGGGCGGGGCGCCGAAACTGGCTCGGCTCGCATCCGTGAGAAGGTTGGTCCCGGCGCCGACATAGGCGGAGGTCAACCTCTGCTGGGCCGTCATGCGATCAAGGCCGGACCGGGCCATGGAGTTCGCGCTCTGGATGCCGCCGCCGTACCGGATCGAAAGGGCTTGAAGCTCCGCGTCCGCGGCGGCGTTCGCCATGACGTCGAGGGCCGAGCCCGAGAGGGTGATCCCGGATTTCGCAACGCCCGCCCTGCCCTGGCCCAGGACGCGGAGGCTGCGCTCGCGCGCCAGCTTCTCGTCATAGGCGGCTTGGCGGCGGGCGATCTCGGCGTTCTGCGCGGCCACCTGCGCGTTGTAGTTGTAGGTCTGGGCCTGGCCGTAGCCTTGCTGGAACGAGCCGAGCAGTCCTCCTACCGTTCCCAGCGTCGAGAGCGCCGAGCCAAGGCCGAACGCCCCGGCCGAGCCGAACAGCCCGCTGGTGGCAGCGCTGGTGATCGCACCGGTGAAGGGATTCGCGATGGCGGCGGTGCCGAACAGAAGGGCGTCACACATGTCTGGGCCTCGTTGACCGTGATGCGGGCGGCGTCGTGCAAAGCGGAACCCCTCGGCATGGGCGATCCGCGCCGTGGGGCGGTCGCCTCACGTCTTTCAGCAGCTTGAAAAGAAAGGACGTCGATCGGGGCGGATGCCGGGGACCGGGGCGGACCCCTTCGACGAACGACTAGGCGGCCGTCCTCCGGGCGTAGCGGATAAAGCCTAGGCCGGCGAGTCCCGCACCGAACAGCGCCAGCGTCGTGGGCTCGGGCACGCCGACCGGATCATTGCCGGCCGGGGGGTCCGCGAGGCACGGACACTGCGGCGTGAAGCTGGTCAGGAAGACCGGATCATTCTTCGGATCGCCGTTGCCGTTCGGCCCACCGTTTTTGCCCCAGTTCCCGGTGTCGTTCGGATCCCCGCCGTCGTTGGGATCGCCGTTATTGCTCGGGTCGCCGTTGTTGTTCGGATCCCCGTTGTTGTTCGGGTCGCCGTTCGTATCCAGGGTGATGACGAAACCGTTATCGTGGTTCGGGTTGGTGGAATCGCCACCCTGATTTCCGTTATCCGAATTGTCGCCGCCGCTTGCGCCCGGAGGACCGCCGGGGCTGCCCGAGCCGCCACCGCCGCCGGAGCTGCCACCAGAGCCGCCCCCGCCGCCTCCGCCGCCTCCGAAGAATCCAAATCCTCCCCCGCCACCGCCGGCTCCACCGCCGCCGAAGCCGCCACCCGGTCCGCGGGCGCCGTGGCGGCCCGAGCCCGAATCTTCCGACCCGTCATTCACCGCGACGAGGTTTGCCGTGCCCCCAGCCATCGGAGACGCGCCGCCAAATACGCTCTCGCCATTGAAGACCATGTCCGGCAGCGGATCGTCGGTTTTCGCAACGCCGGTGCCCCTGGAGGTCGCAGCAACGGTGGGCCCGTCGCCCTCGCCCGACAGGGACCGAACGCCCGTCGTGCCGGGGGCGTCGTCGGAGTCGGCGAAACCGGGGCAAGGCGGCAGCTCGTCGCCGCACGGAGTCGCGATGACGGCCAGCGGCGTCTCGGGGCCCTGCCTCACATGAAGCGGCACCAAGGCGACGAGGATGGTTAAAGCGACGCCGGCGTAGTGCCGAGGCCTCATCTCTCCTCCTGTCCGGCTATTCCCAAGCGACCTCGCAGCTTTGCTTCGCAATTTACGTGCCGAAAGGAAAAACGTCGGATTTCCGCCTCTTGGTTTTGAGGCGCACAGAAGTATGTAAGATATTGTGACAGTATGCGGTGGTCAGAGAAGCTTTTTTACATGCTTTTTATTAACCTTACCCGCATTCGCTAAAATTTTATCGAATTTTTATTGATTTCGATGCGGAGCGTGAAGACATACGCCTGCATGTCTCTATCGGGCCTCACGCCTCGTTCACCGTGACGCGCGGCACCACGGCCGCGACGGTGCAGGGAAGCGGCTGCGTCTGCACGACCGTCACCCGCGCCGCGGTGTCCCAGCCCTTGGGGAAGACGACCCGCTTCTCGCCAGTGAACAAAAGGGGCGCGGAATCCATCGGCGCCGATCCGTCGCGGAACAGAACCTCGTCCACGTGTGCCTCGTCGTAGCCGACCCGCGCTCCCAGCGTGTCGAGGAACTTCACCACCGCGCGGTCGATCCGCTTCTGCCGGCCGATCGAAGCGCCGTCGGACGTGCCCACGTCGAGGTCCAGGGTCTCTAGCCGACTGGCGAACGGAAGCCCGACCTGCACGACGCCGGCGGGCCGAGCCAAGGTGATGGAACCCGACTGGACCTGCTTGTCCGGGTGCGCCGCGCCGTCGGCCAGCACCGCGACCACTTCGCCTTCCAAATGGTCGAGGCCGGAGATTACGGTCGCGGGATCCCCCGAATAGGAGAGCCCGGCGTCCACGAAGAAGGCGTTTTCCTTGTCGTTCGCGTCCGCGGGCAGGAACTCGTATTCCATGAACTCCACGTAGCGCCTGGTCGCGCCGTTGACCGTACGTTCGACGACGAGCCAGAGCTCGTCCTGGGTCGTGCCGGGGATGACGGAAAGCGACAGCACCTTTGCATCCATGCCTCCCAGCGGGTGGCGATGCCAACCCACGACCTGCTGGTCGCGCATGTAGGTGAGCCCCGCGAGCCCGCCGTCGTCCAATGCCGCCCACAGCACCGTCCAGGGCTCCGCCTGATAGGCGATCTCGGCCAGGCCCCTGCGGGAGATGTGGTTGGCGAGCAGGGACAGCTCCTGGGCCAGGAACGAATCCGCCGAGAAATCGTACATCTGCTCGAACAGCTTTCGGCCGGCGCGCTGGATGAAGAGTGCCGCCTGGTTGACGCGCACGGCGTTCGTGTCGGCCGATCCCCGCGTGGTCTCGCGCCGCACCGTGACGTTCGACGGCGTCAGGGCCTCGTTCAGGCTGCTCGCCTGCACCGTGAACTCGGCGCCCGAGGTGCCCACGACCAGGACCTTGCCCGCGCTCATCCAGCGGATCGCGTTCACGTGGTCGTCGGCGATGGTGTAGGTGACCGCGCTGTCGTCGGCCACGACGCCTGCTGTGTCGGAAGGCGCGAAGTTCTCGAAATCCCCCGAGACGGAGCCCCACAGGGTCTGCGGCTGGTTCGTGCTGCCGGCGAAGAACAGGCGCTCCTCGTAGAACGTGACGACGCCGGGATATCCGGTCGTGTCCGACCACGCCCCGAGCCGCCAGTCCGCAGACGCGGTCGTGCCGCCGAAGTTGGACTTCACGTCCGCCGTGACGTGGGTCGAGTCCGTGAAGGCGGTGATCCTGGCGTAGCCCCAGGTCGAGCCGTGCTTGATCCTGACCAGTCGCCCGACGTCGGTCGAGGCGAAGGGCGTGTGGCCCGCGGCGGTAATGGTGATGCCGGCGCCGCTCGCGGCCGACGGCGCGAGGGTCTTGGCCGTGTCCGTGTTCACGTCCAGGTAGGGCCCGTCCAGCGGGTCGAGAGCGGTCAAGGTCCAGGTGGTATGCGACGTCCGCGACAGCTTCTGCGGCGGATAGGCGGGATGGCAGAGGTACAGCACGTCCGCCGACTGCGCCCATTTGAGCGAGGCGAGATCGGCCTCGCCGTACGGGCCTCCGATCTCGATCGGCACGCCGGGCGGGCTCTCGATGCGGCCCCGGTCCATGTAGAACCGGAAATAGCCCGGCCCCGCCTCGATCTGGTAGGCCTGCACCACCGAGAACTCGAAGGGGATCAGCCGCGCCACGCCCGAGTCCTTCGTCTCCGCGACGAACCGGGTGCCGCTCCGCCGTTTCGCGGCTCCTTGCGGCAGCGGAACGAAGTTCTCCAGCCGCCGGCAGGCGTTCGGATACTTCGCGAGGTCGATACGCCCGTAGAGCTCCGGCGACCATTCGCCGGCGTTGAACGTCGTGAGCGCGGGCGTTACGCGAGGCATTTAGATGCGGCTCTCGAGCCAGTCGTTCGCCGCGAACGCGTCCGGCGTGCCTTCCTGGGCGTCGCACATGCGCGCTTCCGCGATCTTCGCCTGATAGGCGGCGAGCATCGCCTGCGCCAGCGCGGTGGAGCCGGTCAGCGGATAGGCGAGATCGGCGGCGAGACGGGCGGCGATCGCGTCGGCCAACAGCGGGTCGAACTCCGCGGGATCCTCGACCCGCCGCAAGTAAAGGATGTTCAGCGGCGCCTCCTCGTCGGTGACGATGCGCCGGCCCTCGATCTTGTAGCTGGCGCCCGAGTCCTCGTTCTCGAGCCGAAGCACGCGCAGGCAATCGACGGGCAGCTGGAACTGGTTGGCGTAGCCCCACGCCGGCGGATCGGAGAGCGCGGCGAGGCTCGCCCGCGTCTCCGCCGCGTTCCACGGATAGGCGCGCAGCACGGCGTCCCGCACGGGCTCGTAATTGCGCTTGCACAGGCGCGCGGCCTCCTGCGTCTCGTCGAGCGACACGATGGGATCGGCTTTCAACAGATCGAGCGCGCGGTTGCAGATGGAGACGACGGAAACGGGCATCTGATTTCGATCCTGCAAAAAACGGGGCGGGCGCTCCCCACCCGAAGCCTTGCGGCCAAGGGTGGACACCCGCCCGAAGTCAGGGGAGAAGCGGATTCAGATGACAGAGATCAAAGGTCAGACCCTGGCTACGCCGGCCCCGGCTCCGCCAAAGGCTTCTCGCCTCGCTGAAGCTCCGGCGAAGCGGGCGCCGAGGCGAGAGGCTTCGCCGAGGCGAGTGACAGATGGCTGCTGTTCTCTGACTTTCGATCTAAGATCTCTGCTCAGTCCACCGTGTAGAACATCATCACCCGCAGCGTGCCGCTCGAAGGCAGAGAGGCGGTGCCGATGGTGATGAACACGATCTCCTCGGCGGCGAGCGCCTGGCCCACGTTCGCCGCGACGCCGAACAGGGTCGGCGTGTCGGTCGCGGTGAAGGTGGCGGCCGCGCGGTACTTGCCGGTCGTGCCGCTGATGCCGACGGCCACCGTCGCGGTGCCGAGCGACACCGTGCTGATCAGCATCCCGTAGAGCACGCGTGCGCCCTTGGGAAGCTTCGCCACCTCGATCGTGTCCGACGTGGTCTGGGAGGCGAGCGTCACGGTCTCGTTGAAGACCCGCACGCGGCCGTGCACGTCGCTGACTGCGGGCAGGCTCTGCGGAACGGCGTTCCGCAGGCCGTTCATCTGCGTTCCATAATAGACGGTCATGCTCAGTCCTCCTTACGGCGTGACGGCGATCTCGACCACGGCCTCTTCCTCCATGCGGGTCGCCCCGATGCTCATGGAGTAATAGACCTGGGTCGTGTAGCCCTTGTCGGCGCGTTCCGAGATGCGCGCCTGCGGCTCCTGGCCCACCGCGAGCAGGACGCCGGTCTTGCGCCAGGCGAGCACGGCGCGGTCCGAGCCGCCGACGATCGTCCCCAGCCTCTGCGAGCGGATGAAGTCGAAGCCGAGGAAGGTGTCGATCTGCCCCGCCACCAGCGCCTTCACCGTGTTGTAGTCCGCCGACTTGATCTCGGTGGTGTTGAGCAGGCTGGTGACGTCCTTGGCGGCGAGCGCGACGTAGCGCGCCTCGTCGGGGTCGTTCTCGAGCCCGTCCAGGATCTCCTTGGCCGACAGGAGCTTCGCCAACGTGAGTCCGGACGAGCCAGAGGCGATCTTCTGCCCGGAAGGAAGCGCGACCGAGGTCGAGCCGGTCTTGCCGGTCTTGGCGGTGCCGTTGACGGCGGCGACGATCACGTCGTCCATCGCGCGCCCCATCGCCATCGCCGCGGCCTGGGCGTACGAGCTCGTGGGATCGATCAGGGTCCGCACGCGGTCCTGGCGGTCGATGAAGTCGTTGTACTCATAATCCTCCATCGCCACCTGGCGCCGCGCGTGCGGCGTCTCGGTGTAAGGCGTGTCGGCGTGCCGCGAGATGCGCTTCACGGCCGACCCGGCGCCGATCTGGTCGAAATACTCGAACTCGCCGTTGACGCTCTCGACGCGCACGGCGTCGCGAAGACGCGATCCCTTCTGCTGCACCAGCATCGAGACGTTGCTCGCGTACTGCTGCACGAACGCGGTGGTGATCTGAAAGCTCATGGGAGCCCTCCTTCAAATTGCCACGGTTGCGATCTGACGGAGGGCTGCCCGGTTTCAGATGACAGAAGTCGGAGGACAGATGACCGACCTGCCTTCGCCCTGCGGGCGATCCGCCGGCCCGTTCTTTCTGTTCTCTGATCCCCGATCTCTGATCCCGGACCCTTACCTCGGCGTTGACGGCTGCCTGTGCCGGCCTTCTGTTCAGGCGGTCACCGAGACCCGGACGCCACGACAGGCGCGTCCGGGCTGGCTCGGAAGCGAGATTCTTGCGATGTGACGAATGCTGCGGGGGACTGTGCGCCCGCGCGCGTAAAGAAGAAGGCCCGCGCGAGGCGGGCCTTCCAGGTGGTCTTGCTCGGTCGCGAGACGGGCCGCGCGAGGCGGCCCATTCCGCGTCGGGTCGCCGGACTAGTCGGCGAGCTGCAGGTTCTCTGCCGAGGTCTTGCCGTTCTGCCCGCGCTGCAATTCGTACTGCACGCGCTGACCCTCGTTGAGGCCGGACAGCCCGGCGCGCTCTACCGCCGAGATATGCACGAAGGCGTCTTTCGAGCCGTCATCGGGAGTGATGAAGCCGAAGCCCTTCATGGAATTGAACCACTTGACTGTACCTTTGGTCATTTAGTGTTCCTAAAGCTGAAAAGTTGCAGCCCCCCGCGCACACTGCGCGAGAGGGTCTCAGCTCGCCGAAATCCGAGGAGTATTGTGGCTAAGTCGGCGTGTGACGTAGCGGATACGCCGGGTCTTGGAAAACTGATGACCATGTACTTAGGGGAGCCGGGGCCGAACTGCAACCGAATTCTTCAGGCCCCGCTCGCCGGTCGCGCCGCCCAAAGCGGCTTTCTGTTCAGGCAGTCACCGAAACCCGCCCAACTTTCGGGCGGACTTCATCAGGGAAGGTGTGAGCGAGAGTCCTGCCAAGCGTCGGCGGATGAGCCGCCTCCTACGCACCTCGGCACACGCGTCCGTTGCGCCCTATGCGGACGCGGGCGCGGCCGGACCGGCCACGGCACGACGACGGCGGAAGTACAGGTAGGCCCAGGCCGGGCTTTGCAGCAAGGCCAACGTGACCACGAGCCTAACGCCGAAATTGAAAAGCACCGGCGCCGTCGGCACGCGACACTGCTCCAAGGCCACATCTTGGACAGCGGGATCGGCGCTTTCTTCGCTCGAATATGCGTCACAATGGCCCAAATAGATCGCCTTGGCCGCCAACTCATGCGCTGTGTGCCAGAACCACAGTGCGCCCAAGATCGTAAGCGTCGCGACGTAGGTCCTCGCTACCGCTGGGATCACTGCCGGCACAGGGCGCCGCGCCCGCTGATTAGATATATGGGTGACGACCAGGTACACGTACGCCGGCAACTGCGCGATCAGGCTCAGCGCAAATCCGAAGCCGCCCCAGAAGACCACACCAAACCAATTCAACGTGCAGGCTTCGGTGCCGTCCGCGTAGTCCGCGTAGGACCCTTTAGCCGCGTACTCCGCGTAGCTTCGTGCATAGAGAGATGAGCAAGCTTCTTCTTGGCTGTTATGCTCCACCCATGGCTGTACGTGGGACGCCCCCCATACAAGCCCCGCGAGGGTCATAAGCACGAGATACCATTTGACCAGGCTGCGGAGCATCGGGGACGGGCACTATCGCGGGTTGTCGTCCGATTTTCGCTTTTCCCAAGCCCGGTTGTCAAAAATCTTTTGAATTCGAGCGCCTTCGCTCGAAACCCGAAACTTCCCGGCAAAATTCCAAATACTCCCAATTTTGGCTGGTGTGCGATCTTCCGGGCGGAGGCGGCTTTCTATCTCTTTGATGAGCGCCACCCCTGCGCGGACATTCTTCGCCGGATCTGTGAACTCGTCCTTCTTCACGCCGCCGAGTCCCTCCCAAAGTCCCGGGTTGATATTCATGGGAAGGATGGTTCGGCTAATTCCCAGCGTTTGCCCGATCTCGCCATACTGACGGCCGCCCGCGTTCTCGAAGTACATGATGGCCCGCACGAGGTCGGGATCCACGCCCTGGGCCTTGGCCTCTTTTGCGATGATCGCGTCGTAATCTTGTACGGCCTTAACGCCGTCGTCGTGATTTCGAAGCAACAATGCGGCCCCCGTTTGCGCGGGATCGTCCTTGATATCAAATATCGTCGGAAAGCGGTTGCGGATCGCCCAGATCCTGCTTTCTGCCATCTGAAGAGTCGCGCTCCGCCGCGGATTTTTCAGAAATGCTTCGGCCTCTGCTTTGGCTTTCTCTCTATCGGCCTCTGTCCTGCCTCGGCCAGCAAGGTCCTTAATACGTTGTGGTAACGTTTCAGAATCCTTCATCCGCTGGATCACCGAGTCGATCGATTCGGTCTGCTCCGGCACGATCGTGTCCGGCTGGACGATGCGGATCGCTGAACCGGCGGGCGCTGCATTGTCCGAAAGGGTTGCCTCTGCGCCTCTGGCTGTCGTGCCGCGGTTCGTAGCCAGCGTCGCAGTTGGGTCTGGCACAACGATACCTCGCATCGCACTGTCCGCAACGCGCAAGGCCAGCTCGCGCGGGAGGCCCGCGTCGAGGAGCGGCGCGAGGAGACCGGCGTACGTGGCAAAATCGGCGCCCATCTGATCACGAAGGTGTTCTGGCAACGCGGCGACGAGGCGCGCCGCGCGGGCCCGCTCGGCAGCCGTGCCGAAGCTCATCTCCGCCCGCGCGCGGGCGACCACGGCCGAAGGGACGATGCCCGTGCGCGCCGCGAACTCCACGATCTGCCCCGCTTCGGTCGCATCCGAAGGCTCACTCGCGAGGGCGGGCGCCAGCACGCTGGCGTAATAGACATCCGCCGCCGCCCGGTCGCTTTCGTCGTCCTGGTTGAGCGGCGGGGCATCCCCGCGCAGCGCCGCGCCGACGCGGGCGATGTGCTCCGCGTCCCGTTCGTCCCGCGCGCGCCTGGCGCACAGCGCCGCGATCAATGCGCCGTGGTCGGCGGCGTTGATCTCGCCTGTTGCTGCGGCGTCCTCGATGTCGGCGAAACCTGCGGCGCCGCTCTCGGTGCGCTCCGAAAGCCTAACAGCGGCTTGCACGCGCGCCTGCTCGGCCGCGATGTCCGCACTGAGGCCGGCCTGCGCCCGCGCCGCCACTTCGTCCGCGGGCAAGGCCATCGCCCGCGCCGCGGCGCGCGCCCTCAACTCCGCGCGCGTCTGCGCGTCGAGCGCGGGAAAGTCTCGCGGATCCGCAAGGCGCGAGAGTGCCGAGGCCGGATCGCTTTCCAGCAGCCGCAGGGCCTGCGCTTGATCGACGCGCATCTGGAACCGGCGGGCATAGCCGGCCGCCTCGCCGTCGCCGATCAGGCCGGCATCGAGCCCCGCGCGTATGAGGGGAGCGGCCTGGCGGCCCAAGAAGTCGCGCGTCACGCCATCCGGCGCGGCGGCGGTGCGCGCCGCCAGCTCCGAAAGGCCCGATTCCAGCGTGGCGCGAAAGCGCGCGGCCTGGGCCATCGCGGCCGAGGTGCGCGCGGCCATCGTGCCCCGGGCGACCAGCGGCTCGATGAGCGACGCAAACGTCCGCTCGAGCGGCGGGTCCCCGCCGAGCGAGCCGCGGTATTGCGCCGCGATCGCGGCGGCCTCGTTCGCGAACCGCTCCGCGAGCGTCTCGGGCTCGGCGTCGTCCGCGAGACCAGCCTGCAGGTCCGACAGGTCGCGTACCGCGCCGAACACCGCCTCGTTGAGCCGCTGCGCCCGCGCCGCCCCGGCCTGCCTTGCGCTTACGACCTGGCCGAGATCCGTGAGCGCGCCGGCCGCCTCCGCGATGCTTTCGCCGGCAAGGCCGAAGTCGGCCGGGTCCGCGCGCACGCTGAGCTCGCCGCCCGGCAGCCCGAGCGGAAGGTCGAATGTTCTGATCCTCGGCATGATCCTGCTTTCGGAGGCTTGCGAAGTCGCCGGAGCGTGTGACCGCGCAGCGTCGGCCCGAGGTCCGGGTCCCGCGGTCAGAGGGAATCGCGCGGGAGCCGCCCCGCGGCTCACAGCCTCCCGGCGGCCAACCGCGCGCTACGCCGGCGCCTCCGGGTAGGCGGCCACGTAGAGTTTTTCCAGCTTCGCCACGATGCGGCCGTGCTCCGGGTGGAAACGGTCGTTGAGCGCGTGCTTCGGATCCTTGAGCGCCTCGCCCCGGATGCGCGCGATCTCGGCCTTCGCCTGCTCGGGGCCGGCAATCGTGTCGCCGCCGCCGGCGCCGATCAGCCGATCCTCGGTCATCTGCTCTCCGATGTTCGCGAACATGCGCACCATCGCGGCGCCGCCCAGGGTCTGCTCCAGCTTGTCCAGCGTGTCGCCGTCGGAAAAGGCGCGGGCCGCCCGTCTGGCGGCGGCAAGCTTCGCCCCGTAGTCCGCGCCCCATTCGATGCGGAGCTCGGTCTCGAGGCCGTCGCGCTCGCGCGCCTGCTGCGCATCGCGCGCCCGTGCCGCGTTCGCGCTCAGGCCCACGAACCAGTCGTGGAGGGCGTGGGCCTGCTTCGCCGAAAGCCCCGCCTTGTGCGCGGCTTCGGAATAGGCCTTCGCCATGTCGGCGGAATAAAGGCCTTCGGGCATTCCGGCCGGCGGCGCGAGATCATAGCCGTCCGGCGCCTCGGGCCGGCCCAGCGAATTGTAGAAGCGGTCCCAGGCGTGCGGCGCGTCGCGGTCGGTGGGCGGGATGATGCCCTTGCGGCCGATCAGCGTCTGCAGGTTCACGTGCTCCTTGGCGAGTGCCGCCACGTCCCGGAACTGGCCCAGCGCCGGATGCGCGCGAATGTCCTCGGGCAGGCCGGCCTTCCAATCCGCCGCGCCTGCGCCTCCCTCGGCCGCCGCCCGATTCGACGCCTTCACGCCACTCGCAGCGATGCCGGAAGCCTCGGCGGAGCTTGTTGCGTCAATCATGCTCTGGTCTCTCCATGGTTTTCGGGAAGTCGTCCGGGCGCAGGCCCGCCATCTCGCAGACGTGCAGGTACACGTCCCGCGCGCCCTCGTTGAACGCCGTCTGATGCGGATCGTTCGGCACGAAGCTCGTGGCGCCGACCCGGCAATATTGCGCGAGATCCGCGAGCACGAGCCGGGCCTCCGGGGAATCCTTCGCGAGCGCCTGGCGGTAGGCCCTCGCCACCTCGCGCGCACGCTCGACCCCGAAGAGGCGGATCAGCCATTTGACCCCGGCTTTCATTCAGGAGACTCCGTACCCTTAGGAGCCCGCTGGCGGCTGGGCCGGCGTGGGCTCCGGGCCGCCCGCCGCGGTCGAAGCGAGGCCGGCGCGGTAGGCCTCGTTCGCCTGCACCACGTCCCGGAGAGCGCGCGCCGCCGGCCTGGCGAGCTCGGCCGCCTGCGCCATCGCCAGCGCCTGCTGCTTCTTCTGACGGCGGTAGGCGACGTCGTTTGCATCCCGCAGAAGCCGCGGCGGCAGACCGTAGGTTTCGGCGACCGTTCGCGTGACCGCGTCCAGATCGAAATTCTCCATCACGCCCGGATCGGCCTCCGCAAGCGGCTTGACCGTCGCCAGCGTCAGCGCGATCGCCTGCCCTTCGGAGGCTTTCTGGGCGCGGGCGAGCGGCGAGACGTGCTCCACCTTGAGCTCGGGGTTGAGAACGAGCGCCAGGGGCGGCGGCGGAAAGGCGCCCCCGCGCAGCAGGATGCTGAAGACGCGGTCGATGAGCGGGTCGAGGAACTCCGACTGGATGCGCCCCAGGTGCGGTCCCATCAGCCGGAATTTCTCCTCCTGCCGCGCCAGCACCTCGGTCGCCGAAGCGTTCGGCTGCTGCACCATCATGAGAAGCGAGAAGAAGAACGCCTCGCGGACCGCGTCGCGGCGCTGGTTCTCCATCTCGAGACCGATGTCGATGCGCGCGTTGGTGACCGGCGGGTGGTAGAGCGCACGGCCCTGGCTGTCGACGCCGCCGTAGATGATGCCGCCCGGGCTGGTGCGGATGCC